GATATCTCTTACTTTACTAATCATGGTATTCCTGTGGTTCTTCCTATTGAAGACACTATGCTACTTCATCATTCTATATCTCCTGAGATGCAAAAGTCTTTGGGATTCTTGGGTTCCCTCTACTGTGATGAGGCTGCGTGGAAAACAATGAACAAAAAGAAAAAGAAAGAGCGTCATAAAAAAGATGAGTGAAACTAAACTATTCAGGGCAGTTGTATATCAAGCATTGCTTGACGCCACTAAGAAAGATTATGACCCAGATAAAAAAGAAGCTATCAGTTGGTTCGTAAGCAGTTCTGATTTTGGTGAAATTTGTGACTTGGCAGAGCTTGATCCCAAATCTACACAGACAAGAGCCTTAGTAATAATTGATGAGCCAACCTCTATCACCAACTTTGTAAGGAAGCGTCTTAATGTCCTCCTCCGATACCAAACCTCCGCCCAGTATTCCTAATGATTCTCCAGGTTGGGTAAGTTTAAGAGACTCTATGCAAAAAGACCTAGTGAATAATCCTCCTCACTACAACAAGGGCATAGAGACAATCAAGTACATCAAATCGTGGGACATGTCTTACGCCCAAGGCAATGTCATCAAGTATGTTTCACGCTACAACATCAAGCACCAAGACAAAAAGAAGCAAACCCAAGACCTAAAAAAAGCCTTGTGGTATCTCCAAGATATGATAAAAGATTTGGGAGCATCCCTCGTCGCCAACCCCTACTAAGATGAGACCCAAGACAAACCCCGTCGCCAAGGCACTCAACAGGGTGACCAAACCTGTAACCATCAAAGACAAAAAGAAAGAGGAAGCTAAAATCCAATGCCGCAAAAAAGAAACCAATGAAAACAGTAACTAACTTTGATGATCTCAACGCGCATGAACTTCATCTCGCCTACTGTGGGATGGACACCATGCTGACGCATGAGCTATATGGAATTCTTAAGCCAAAGCTACAAGACAATGCTTCCACCTATGCCTTTGAGAAAAGCCTTCTTAATCCTGTGCACACCATGATGACCAGAGGCATACAGATAGATACCAGGGCGCGCACTGCCATAGTTGAGAAAGCCCAAAAGAAAATTGACGCTTATCGTGCCATCCTAAATGATCTCACCATCCACCTAATAGGCACCCCCATTAATCCCAACTCTCACATACAACTGAAGAAATTCTTTTATGATACCTTAACTATTCCACCTCAAACCCACTCAAAGGCTGGCGTAAGAAGTATCACATGCAACCGCATCGCCCTAGAAAAAATAGCAAAGAACTACGCCATAGGAAGACCCTTCGTTAAATTGATATTGGCAATACGCGATCTTGAAAAGCAGTGTCAAACCCTAAGCAAAGACTTAGCTAAAGGTGATCGATGGGCTGCTGCCTACAATGTAGCTGGCACCGACACTGGTAGGTGGTCAAGTAGTGATCACCCCCTGAGACATTCAGCAAACGTACAAAACATTGATCCCTCAATAAGACAAGTCTTCATAGCAGAGCCAGACCACTACCTAGTATATTGTGACTTGGCGGGTGCAGAAGCAAGAGCAGTTGCCTACCTAAGTAAAGATAAAAATTACATCAAAGCAGTAGAGGAATCAGATGTGCATTCTCAAGTTGCCTCAATGGTTTTCGGTATGTCTCCAGATAGAGGAAAAACAGGAGTGGATAAAGAATTCTATAGGGGATTCACTTACAGAGATATCGCAAAACGTCTCACTCATGGTACAAATTACTATGGTTCTGCCAGGACTTTGGCAATAGCTGCTCAGGTAGAAACCAAGTTTGTCCAAGAGTTTCAACGCAAATTCTTCAGAAGTTTTCCTGGCATACGCATTTGGCATCAATCGATAGCTAGACAACTACAAAGAGAGCAACAAATCACCACTCCCTTGGGACGCAAACGTATCTTTTATGAGCGCACATGGTCAGATCACACCCTAAGAAAGGCTATAGCTTTTGGTCCCCAATCTTTGGTGGCCGACATCATGTCACAAGGTCTCAAGAAGGTGTGGCAAACCCTTGAGCCAGAGGTAAAAGTTCAAGGCATGATACACGATGCCATTATTGCCAGCATTCCCAAGAAAAACTTTGACCTTCTGCTCAAGCGTGTGTTAAAATGTCTGACTATCACGGTTAAAGTCCACGACAAAGAGATGACTATCCCCGTTGATGCTGAATACGGCTTAAATTGGGGAAAGATTTCAGAGGAAAATCCCCACGGTCTTAAGAAATGGAAGGAATAACTTATGCTTAATCAATGGCTACTGGATTTCATGCATCCCTCATACCTAAGTTACCCTAAGGTTATTATTGTCTCAGAAAAAGAATATGAGAAGCAAAAGAACAAGGCGGCTCTAACTGAAATACAACGCAGCACCCACCTAGCAGATATTCAAATGAAGCAAATAGAACGATGCAAGAGTTTTCTTACTGATGAAATGACCAAAGTTGTCAAAAAAGAAGAAGAAATTATATCCTTTCAAGAAAAATTAAAGAAGCAAAAAGAAGAACTAACTCAAACAGACTGAGGTTCCAATGGCTTTTAAGTCCAATCGCAATCCTCAGTTTCGCAGCAAATTCTCTGAGGATATCTTTTACCACAAGTATGCCCATGAAAATTGTGACACATGGAATGATCTTTCGCGTGTCCTTGTGGAGGATGTTTGTCAAGAGTACATACGCAAATCAGAGAAAGAAGAACTTGTAAACATCATAAGCAACCTGAAGTTTATTCCTGGTGGTCGCTACATCTACTATGCAGGACGCCAAAATAAGTTCTTCAACAATTGTTATCTCCTTAAGGCAGAAGAAGACACGCGCGAAGATTGGGCTAATCTCTCCTGGAAATCCGAGTCATGCCTGATGACAGGCGGTGGCATCGGTGTAGACTACAGCATCTATCGTGAGGAGGGAGCCAATCTAGTGGGTACAGGTGGCGTAGCGTCCGGCCCCATCCCCAAGATGCAAATGATCAATGAGATAGGGCGACGGGTCATGCAAGGTGGCTCAAGACGCAGTGCCATCTATGCCTCTCTCAATTGGCGGCACCCAGACATCCAGAAGTTTCTCATCTCCAAGAACTGGTACGATATGCCAGTCGGTACAACAGGCCACACTCTAGGTCAAATAAAAGAACAGGACTTCAACTTTTTTGCCCCCCTTGATATGACCAACATCTCTGTGAACTATGATACTGATTGGCTCCTACAATACTACAACACAGGTGATCCAGGCTCTCTCTTCAAGGAAAATGTCAAGCAAGCCCTAAGTACAGCAGAGCCAGGGTTCTCCTTCAACTTCTTCGACAAGGAGACGGAAACCTTACGCAACGCTTGCACTGAAGTAACCTCCTCTGATGATTCAGATGTTTGTAATCTCGGCTCCATCAACATGGGGCGCATCGACAGCATCCACGAGTTCTCTGAGGTGGTAGAGTTGGCCACCAAATTCCTCATGTGTGGCACCCTAAGAGCCAAGCTACCTTACGCCAAGGTAAGTGAAGTAAGGGAAAAGAATAGACGCCTGGGCTTGGGTCTCATGGGTATCCACGAGTTTCTCATCAAGAAGGGTGATTGCTATGAGGTGACTCCAACCCTCCACTCTTTCCTTACAGTCTACAGGGGCATCTCTGACAAAACTTCAAAGGATTTTTCTGCGCAACTGGGCATTAGCACCCCTGTAGCCAACCGTGCCATAGCCCCCACTGGTTCCATAGGCATCCTTGGTGGTACCAGCACCGGCATTGAACCCATCTTTGCTGTGGCCTACAAGAGACGCTACCTCAAGGGTACCAGATGGCACTACCAGTACGTTGTAGACTCAGCAGCCCAAGAAATTATAGACCTTTATGGCATCAAACCAGATGACATAGATTCCGCCCTCCAACTATCAGAGGATTATGAGAGGCGCATCAAGTTCCAAGCAGACATCCAAGATTATGTGGACATGAGCATATCCAGCACCATCAATCTACCCAAGTGGGGATCAAAGCACAACAACGAGGACACCATGCCCCACTTCACCGAGGTGCTGGCCAGCTATGCCCATCGCCTCAGAGGCTTCACCTGCTATCCAGATGGATGCCGTGGTGGACAACCCCTCACCCAGGTACCCTACAAGGAAGCCAAAGAAAAACTGGGCGAAGAGTTTGAGGAGTCCTTGGAATCCCACGATATCTGCACTATCACCGGCCATGGAGGTACATGTGGTGTCTAATCTACCGCGTGCCTATGCGCCGTATCGGGAGGCCCGAAGAGGTCGCAATCTATGTAGCAACTGTCATAAGGAGTTGGATCATACCCACCCAATTGGTAAGCACCAAATAAACCAAGATTGTAACACATGCAAAAAGCACTACACTAGATTGGGGAGCGCTGTACAAAGTAAGAAATTTTATGCTTTTGTAGCAGAAGATAAATGTTTGACAGGTTGTGAAGAATGTGGATACGGTAAAGGAGAAAAGCATAAGGCTTGCGCTTTACACTACGATCATTTAAATCCACAAGAAAAAAATTTCGATATATCACAAATAATCGGTGGCAATTCAACATTCAAAACTATGGTGAAAAAATTTAAGACGGAGCGTCCTAAATGTAGGGTGTTGTGTGCCAACTGCCATAGTTTACACTCAAAAGAACAACGACAAGAGGATAAAGAACAAAACCTAACAGAGTCAATACAATATTTCGCTAATTTTCAACATCGAGAATTAAGACCCCGAATTAAATCTTGGTTATATGAACTAGTGAATATCTCTGAGCAGCGCCCACAACAACTTGAGTTTAAAGTATAATGTATTATATATGGCACAGTACCCTCTTAAATTTGATAGAGGGACAACTCATCAGGCTAACTTCATGGATATGGAGAAAGAAAGCTCACCACTTAAGACAGCACCAAAAGAATCAGAACCAGTGAACATCAAAGTAATCGGGCTTATCAGGGTTTAAGATATCTTTAAGTTGATGCCACTCTTCTACCTTACAATTCTTCTTTATGCCCCTGCATATCTGCGCTCTCTTCACCTCATGATCTGGCCACACCTTGCGGCATAAAGGTTCGTAAAGATTTTCAAGCTTTCTTACTGCCCCTGGTCTCCACGTTAACTTGACCTCTCCTATTACTAGGTGCTGTGCTTCCCTTGGTATCAAAACGATATCCGGCTGCGCCCATCTCCACTTAAGACCATCATCATATCTTATCCAAGGGCCAAGCACTACCTGATCCAAATCAAAAAGTTCTAACAGATAATTTTTAACTTTCTTCTCATAGTCCAGACCCTTTCGCATGGTAGGAGACTGGTAACTATGAGGGTCTATGAAGGCTGGCGGTACAGAAGAAAGAAAAGCTTCTTGAAGATTATTTATCTTGCTCTTCGACATCCTCTTCCTCAGGGACATCACCTAGAACATAACCAAAATTATTCTCTCTTAAGAATTCTCTGATCTCTGTTATAGGACGCCACCACCCCATATGTGATACAATTGAACCCCAACCATAGGCCGATACCATACTTGGCACCCCGATAAGCTCATAGGTTCCTCTTGGAGAAAGAACATAACCAGCGCCTCCTGAATTCCCGTAGATTATAGGGGCTGACCCCAAAATTAGATCATTACCATAGGAATCTTTAGCGAACCCAGAAAGAAGTCCTTGAGTTGGAAAAGGTGGTTTACCTAGTCCCGCTCCAACAGCCCATGCTCTCTGGAATATCCAGGGACCATCATCTTCCCCTTCTGGGTATAGAGTAGCAACATGCACTATAGGACGTTCACGATCATCAATCCTCAGGAGTGCCAAGTCCCTCTTCTTATCATACCCTACTATGGCAGCAGTCCTACCAGTGGTGCCTATGCTTTTGCTATAATTATTATACTCAAAAATTTCAATCTTGACGGGACGCCTAGTTTCTTTCTCTACCTTCTCTTTTCTTTGTGGGTCCCACTCTTCTGAAACCTTGATAGCACCACTTACCACATGCCAATTAGTGAGCACCAAGGACATATATTCTCCCTCGTACTTCTCAGAAAAAATTACTGTTCCTGATCCACTTCCACTACCAACAGCTACAAGTACAGTAGGATACAACATCTCTAAATGCTGCTTGACTGGTACTGAGTCTGTGTGGTGACCAGCATAGGCCGCACCTGACAACAACAATACTACGCCAAAAGCAGCTAAAAACTTACGCATTTGATTCTCCTGAGTTATTCACAAAGTCTTTCCCAAACTTCATTATGTATAAGTATATCGCGAGCCGTTGCTTCAGTCAATTGATCTTCATCATCAATAAGAATTGGTCTGACCCAAGAGCAATCATCCCCTGCGCCAAGCATTCCGCAACTTGCTAAGAACAGTGCTGACGCTAAGGCGAGAGACAAACTGAGATACTTCATTTCTCTCCTTCACATTCTTAAGGGACGACTCAAGTTGTTTCTTTTGAGCACCCCTCGCACCTGCAACGTAGGCAAATAGTAGTGGTGCTAACTTAGCAATCACCCCAAATATTTTAACTACAATACTTATCAGTGCCATAGCTATTCTATTTTATCACCCATGATCGATATGCTCGATATCTATGGGCTTTACTGGCTTACTTACAGGCTCACTTACTGGCTCACTTACAGGCTTACTTACAGGCTTACTTCCCGTATCTTTCGCCTTACCAAAAGTAAGTGATAACCATTCGATGATCTTATACATTCTACTTAACCAGGAGCCAGGAGTTGGGGTGTTAGTTCCACTAACAACTGCCGCCGCCGCCACAATAACTGCTAAGGCAGCCCCAAGTATGGCATCTCTTACGTCCCAAACCTGAATCCACCAAGAGACAGACTCAACTACTGTTGTAGTCACTACAACTGGATCAATCATTATTCACCTCCAACATCTATCATAATTTGATATTTTACACGATCTAAAGCCAGACAACAAACAGGTGGATCAAGTTGTCCTGCCGCTGTCACTTCTGTATTACCATCTTGGTCAAAAGAAAACAACAAAAATCCTGCTGTTCGCGAGTTTTTTACGATCTCATTAGCCTCCTTTAGACCCATCAATTTTAATTCTTCTTGCTCACTCAGTGATTTCTCTTTAGCCTCTTGCGCCATCTTATTAAGTGATATGATATCACCCATCAGTATTCCTTTCCCTAAAAGAAGATAAGAAATCAGAAAAACTTTCTGGAACTTCTCGTTGTGCTTGCATGTTTTCCCACAAAGCTGGAATCATGCCTTCACCAAAAACCTCTAAGTGCATATCTACATCATTTCGTTCCACAAGTCTCTCAAAATCTTGCGCTTGTGCCAACAATTCTCCCGTAGTCCAAAACTTTCTTCCTCCTATACCCACTTCAAGATACTTAGGCTTCTTGGTTTCCTCCTCAAGTTCCTTTTTCTCCTCTTCTGTAGGCTCTTCCACACACGAGTCGAAACCATAGAGATCAAATGTTCTATAGCCCATAGTGTGGCCAAGACCTACTGCTCTCATGGCCGCGCAAGTTCCGCCCGTTACCAACATCTTGTTCTTCAACTCGGGCAACTTTGATGACGCTTGCGAGAAGGCATTCCATCCAACTATTAAGTCTCCTCGATCAAGAAGATATTGGGTTACCTCAGGGTTTGTCATGGTAGCTACTAAAAATACAGTATCGGAAAACACAGACTTCTTTCCTAGAAGGGTACGCCTAACGATTCCATGAGTGCTTTTTCCATCTAGGGAGCGAGGGTCAAGTATAATGCACGCCCAAGGATTTATGCCAGCACCTATCAGAGTAGGATAAGAATGTTTAACGCACATAACATCTGCCCCCTCTCGTTGTGCTTGCCTTATGTCCTCCAAATTGTCCTTTATACTGGGGCCACCAGAGACAATCACCATCTTTTTGCTATGCCAGTCAAACTTTTTATCTATGAAATTTGGTATAATCTTTAAGTTTTCCTTAATGTTATCATGTAGGTAGCTCTTCTCTACGCAGTCAACAGGATTAACAATGATAGGAACAGCAGTCCTATTTATGTTGGGTGGGTCTTCTCCCTTTTCGATTATTACCGCAAGAGAAATTTTTCCCCCAACATTAACTAGATCAGGAGACTTGATGAGAAATTTGCGCCCCTCATAGGCATCATAAACTTTGTTGGTTCCACACCACTTATCAGGGGGCATCTCACCCGCTTCATCCTCTCTGAAGTAGTCATCCATCACTATGACATTGGACCCTCTAACATTTTCAAAGTCGGAAGAGGCAGTCTCCAGGGAATGGCCACCGTCAAGATAAGCAAAGTCTACCTTGTGGTGCTTCATAATCTTTCGTGTGTCACCCTTATGAAGTCTAAAGTCAAATCTTGGGTGCAACTCCCTAAGGCGATCAAGCTTCTTGCTTACCACATCCATAGCCACATTAGGCTTAGAGTTGAACTCTAAATTATCTAGCTCTTTATTACCCTCTTGAAAAAAGTCATAGCCTTCATAACGTATGTCACCAGGGTTAGCCTGAAGAGCAGCAAGGCACATCTGAATAGCTCTATCACCGTTCCATGTTCCAGTCTCCAATAAAGTTTGAGGTTTATAAAAGCCGATCATCTCCACTATATGATTATATCTTACGGGAGCATGACCCTCTTTCTCTGGCCCCTTGAAGTGATGCAAATATTCCGCTAAGGGACTACTATTGAAAGCCTGAAGATCATCGCACTCAGGTGTTAAGTTGTGTGTTCTAAGGCCATGCTGTTGATGCATTCTTAAGAGACGCTCAAAAGCAAATCCATCATGCCACTCTCTATAACCAAAGAGTTCCCCTGAAAGATATAAACTTC